ATCATGCTTGCACCTGTGGTCGGGGCATGGTCGAGGTATGCGGGTCGAGGTCGAGGTCGGGGGTGAATCGAGGTCGAGGTCGAGGTCGATGAGGCGCCTGCAAATTGACCACGTGAAATCCCTGCGCCACGTGCTTTTTCCCTGTCCCATTTTCCTGTGGCGAAACCACGTGGCAGGGGCTGTGCGCTACAGCACAGCACGGGCTGTGCACCCCCCGTCAAACCCCGCCCCGCATGGACACGTCCCCCGTTTGCTAGCGCGGGACAAAGGGAGCTGTCCCCATGCATCAGATTAGGAATCTGTAGCCGTGGAGGGCGGGAGCCCGCTGTTTATGCGGGGCACAGCGTCCCACGGGCACCGCGATGACATGAAGATGACCCGCGCTACAGCACCTCGCCCCACGTCCCGCGCCCCGAGCCCACGGGTACCTGCACGCGTACCCACGTCGCACCCGATTATGGCATGGAAAAGAACCTACCTCCCCTTCCCTTTCCTTTTCCCTTGGGACTCCGTAGGGGTACCCTAATTTTGAAAAATTATGGGAGCCCTAATTTGAAAATTTTATGTAATACAACCGCTTGCTGACATATGCGCTATGCTATGTATTGGTCGAATGAACGCATCATCTAAAATTCGTAACCACTCCACGACAGGCGCTGACGGATCGATATTCGTAAACTCCGCTAACGCCGTCCTAGGTGAGTTTTACGCAGTACAAATCGTAGCCGCCAATTCAAAAGTGACCTTAGAAGGTAACATGGACAACGCTTCAAACATGACGAATGTGGCGCTACCTTCGGGTTTTACCATTTATGGCAGATTCGATTCCGTGACGGTTACTACGGGTTCGGCAATTCTCCACAAGGTTTAACATGCCACAGTTAGGTTTACATACGGGCGTGACTGCGCCGAGCCTTTCTATGGGTAGTGCCCCGCCGCTCACGCCCATTACTAATAATACCGTTTTTGACACGGCGATAGCCTTGTGGTTTTCCAACAACGCGTCCGCAATACAGACGTATGGGCACATAGCGAGTTGGGACACGTCTGCTGTTACGGACATGTCTGAAGCTTTTCGCAACCGATCTAACTTTAACGAAAACATAAGTGGTTGGAACGTGGACAGCGTTACTAATATGAACTCCATGTTTCGTTCAGCCACATCGTTTAATCAAGACTTAAACGATTGGAACACATCATCTGTGACTAAAATGTTTTGCACGTTCCAAAACGCCACCGCTTTTGATCAAGACATAAGAGATTGGGACACTTCCAATGTCACGACTATGAACAACATGTTTAAGCAAGCCACGGCATTTAACCAAAACATAAGCGGATGGGATTTATCGGGCACCCCAACTCATGTTGATTTTGACCTAAACTCCAATTCCAATTGGAGTGCCTCGCACAAACCCGCTTTTGTTTGATATGGACTTGTATGATGTAGTGGCATCGGGAGCGGGGGTACTGACTTCCATCTTAACTTTCTTTTTACACCGACAATCAGTCCGCATCGACCGAATTGATATGCATTTGTCGAACGTCCGCATTGAAATCGCGCGCCAACAACAGGAAAACAAGGAACTACAGACCCATATTCATCGAATTGACAAGAATTTAGATGAACTCTTCAAGAAAATGGAAGAAATCCTGTTCGTTGTCCGTAAAAATGGCAAAAACTAACGTAAATCCCGCCGATTTGATCCGCTTGGACGCGGGAGTGTGGTTCGCGACCTACGGAACCATTAAAGACAAACGCGGAAAGGTGGTAAAAGCCCCCAAACCGAACATTTTGCAACAAAGGATGTTCAAATACTACCGAGAGTGCCAAGCAAGGGGCGAACCGTGCAAAATGGTGGTTTTAAAGCCCCGTCAAAAGGGTGCATCAACATGTTCGCAGGCTTTGGCGTATCACCACTTTATGAAGTACACCTCTTTGAACGGTTCGCTGATGGGGGACATCGCGGGAACCTCTGACAAGGTGTTTGAGATTTTTAGAAGGTTCGCGGAAAATGATCATTTTCCTTGGACTAGCGAGGGAACCATATCAAAAGGCGGAAGCAAGGCGGATTACATAGAACTTGTTTCTAAGTCGATATATGGCAAGGAAACGGCGGGATCGAAAAACGCGGGGCGTTCGGGCACGATTCAAGTAGGTAACATGACCGAGGTCGCATTTTGGGCTACTAGCGGAACTACTGACCCCGCTTTGGCGTATTTGCAGAGTTTGTACGACGAAGGCGAGGTCAGCCTGTGTATAGCCGACTCAACACCCAACGGGCCTAGTGGTTGGTTCTACGACACCTGCACCGCGTCCATGAAGGAGAAGAACGATTGGAAATTTATTTTTGCGGCGTGGTTTGAGTTTGATGACTCCGTGATACCCTTTAAGACCAAAGCAGACGAAGAAGAGTTTAAAAACTCTTTGGACGAAGACGAACAACGCGAAATGGACAAATTCGGTTGCGGGCTTCCTCAAATGCAATGGCGTCGTCGCACGATAATGGATAAGTGTGGTGGAGACGTGGACAAGTTTAGACAGGAGTACCCGTCCGATCCCGTGGAGTGCTTCCTGCTGTCTTCTAGACCTAAGTTCAACACCGAGTGTATGACCGAGTTGGAAAAGGCTACAAGGGCTCCTTTGGCTAGAGGCTTGGTTGTTCTACAAGAAGAACAGGATACCGTGACCTTTCTCCCCGATCCGCGAGGCACGGTTGAAATTTGGGAGCACCCTAAAGCGGGATGCGAGTATCTAATGTCAATTGACACCTGTACGGGTGAAGACCAACAGGTTACGGGGATCACGGCAGACCCCGATTACCATAGCGCGCAGGTATGGCGAAACGCGTACCGCGACCAACACGGGGTGTGGCACGACACCGCGCTAGTAGCTTTGCATCACTCCCGATTGGATATTGCGTATTTGGCGGAAGAGGTCGCCAACATGTCTAAATTGTATGGGAAATGTATGACGGTTCCCGAAGTGAACAACTGCGGATTGGCTTTGGTGAAGTATCTTTTGGAAATGAACGTGCCTGTGTGGCAACGCAAAAGAATGTCTCAAGTCACTAGGATGGTTGAGAAGAGCTATGGGTGGAACACGGATCGCGCCACGCGAAAAACGATTCTAGATCACATGGCAACAATGGTGTTGGAGAAGAAGGTGGACATTCCTTCCACTAAGCTAATCGAAGAAATGCGAACGTTTGTGACCAACGCGTCGGGAAAACCCGAAGCGGCGCCAGGCCACCATGACGATCACGTCCTTTCGGCGGCGATCGCTTTGTATAACATTGGCGCCTGCACTAGGCTGAAAGAAAAGGTCAGAAGAATAAACCGTCGTAAGTTGATTAAAGACCCCACGTACCTATGCCCCGACGGGTGGAGTCGAAAACCTTTGGGTAAGTTGCGGTAATACAACCGATTGCAGACGCGATACATAGGTTATTAACATAACAAGATGACTCGTCAAGAAGAGGAAGAACAGCGGGGCACACGTTCGGGCGTGCCCACAATTGATTTGAATTCTTTGGATACTACTGCTCCTCGCACCCAACAGCGACCGCCCGACCCTGCGTTTGTTAAAGAGGTTCAAGAGGGCAAGCACGCGGGGTACGCGCCTTTTTACGAAACTTCCGACGGGTCAGTTCCCAATATAAAAGGAGGGCGTCAAGGAGGTCGCATGATATTGGAAACGGAACATGCGCCCGATGCGCCGCAGGCAGAAAAGCGATTTGTTGATTTGGGAGACCTTTCCAAACAGCCTCTGATGTTTACCGACGACGAGACGGGAATAACTCCTGCGGAGGCAAAAGCGATGTACGGGCGCGGTATGCACAAAGACGCGGGATGGACGTCTTCTGATCTAGGGCGCATCAACATCGGGTTGCCTCCCTCTAATCCGATGAACCGCTCCTACATGAAGCGACCCGACGCTTTGCAAGGCAGTCCCGAAGATTGGGGAATAAAGGACACACGTCCTGTGACACCCATCAACAACACTCGGCAGGTAAACACTAGCACGGCACCGCCACCACCTACAGTACCCGCAGATGTTAACATGCAAGGGCTTGGTGACGGCAGAGCATCAGAACCTCTAGCGCAACCTTTGGGTTATCAACCCGTTGCTCCTTTGAACTTTGACCCCGACGCGCGGCACGATGCTAGAAGCGTTTCCGAAATAGGCGCCACCCCCGACCTCGTTCCTCCTCACTTGGATTCAGCCTCTCCCGTCGAAGACTTTCACATGGAGAGTGGGCTAGCGGGTTCGGGCGTGGATCAAAT